TTGGATTGATGGCTCTATTACTAGATGCTGACTGAATTAATTGTTTATCAATCTTTTCATCTCGTAATTCATTTTGTAATTTTTGTAATTCTTTCTTATGACTATCAACTAAAGATTGCCTTACTTCCTCAAACTTACCTGCTTCAAGTTTTCTTTTTTCTTCAGCTTCTTTAGATCTAGCAATAATCTCTTTTGCTTCATCAAGATCAGATACACCCAAATCTTCTAGTGTTCTTCTCTTTTGTCTATGAAGTCTGTCTTTAATTGTTTTATCAATCAAGGCTTGGCTATCTTCTTTTGGCTCTTTAGTTTCTTTTACTTCTTCTACTACTTCTTCTTGTTTTGTTTCTTCCTGTGTTGTTTCCGTTTTGTTCTCGTCAGACATAATAGTTCTCCTTGTATTATTTAAGATGTATAAAATAATTATAGATTATTCAACAAATTTATCCCAATCATCATCAAACAGAATAAAGCTGTGCCTACATCTATACCCACCTCTATTTACAAATGGATCAGTTCCAGACTTACCATTCCATGATGTACTTGACCAAAGATTTCTTGCTTCTTCCTCTGTAAAAACTTTATTTAGATTGTTTCTACAAAATGGTCTGGTAGTAGTGATATTAGTTCCTACATATTGAAACTTTGTTATTCCTGCTTCTTTACCTTTATAGATAGTAAACTGTCCATCAAATTGCATCAAACTATCATGTGCAATTTGTCCTGCATATCTTCTCATGTTGTTGCCAAGTATATCTGAAGCATATTTAGTATGTAAAACTTCTCTTGCACTTTTGACTCTTGCAATAGTTTCTGCGTTGTCTGAATATCTGTTTTTGTCTATGTAATCTACAAGTCTATTTATAGCAGCTTCATTTGATCTTTGATAAACACCATTGATCTGTCCTCTGATGTTTTTTACCATCTCATTGAATGGTCTGCCTGTCACAGAAGATTGATATACTTCATTAGCTACAGTATCTAGAAATCTGTTTGCTACATCTTCAAATCCAGAGAATGACAAAAACTTTAGATCATTAATCACTTTAAGATCTGGTTTTGTTAATGTTTTGAAACTGTCTGGTATTTGTAATGGTCTAATAAACTTCTGATATTCTTTTACTATTTCATCATATTCAGAAACAATGGTATCTGCTTCTTTCAAAAAGTTTTGTTCAATAAGTCTTTTTAAGTTTGGTCTAAGCTGTATTGCTATTTGTGTTGTAAGATTGACACCACCAGATGTTGCTTTTGTAAGTTCTGCAATAATATCATCTTCTAATTTTTTTAATGTGCCAAGTAATCTTTCTTCATGGCTATCTATTAATTTATTTAGAATTCCTTGTTTCTTATTTGCAAATTGTTTGAAACTGTCTTTAAATGCGTCTGCCATATCATAAATTAAAACCTTTTTTCCATGCTCTTATTGACCAAAAAGCAGGTGATAGTGACTTTTGCCCTTTTACTTTTTTCAAAACACCACCCATTCTAGCCAAAAATGACCTCTGTCTGGCAGGAATATTCTTCTTGATCTTCATATTAGGATCACCAAATCTTACTATTCTAACATTCCCAGATGATCTATCTCTAACATAGACTCCAAACTTCTTGCTTTTATTGGGTGTTCTAAATGGTTTATTTAGTGTGACTGATCTGCCTCGATATGTTGCCATTATTTTCTTCTTCTTTTCTTTGCTTTTTTAGCAACAGATAATGCTATTGCAACAGCTTGTTTTCTTGATTTACCAGATCTCATCTCTGTTCTGATATTCTTATCAATAGATTTTTTACTGTAGCCTTGTATTAAAGGCATTACTTTCCAACATTTCTCATAGCTGCAGTATGTGCTTGACCAAATGTTTTGCCATTCTTCATAGATCTAGCCATAGATCTCATGTGTTTAAGACTGTGATGTCTAGCATGACTACGCATAGTTCTTTGTTGTCTTGGTGTGAGATCTTTGATGATGTTTTTGATTGATGCTACTTTAACCATTATTTTTTCTTCTTTCTTAAATCTAAATCATGCTTTCTTGATCCTCTAAGAAAACTATTGACTCTACCCATAGCCCAAGCTGACATAGGAACTCGTCTGCTTCCTGCTGATAGAAACGCACCTTGTCCTCTACGATATACTTTGGCTAGTGTTCCATATGTATATCTTTTGCTTTTCTTTGCTTTGGCTCTAAGTGTTGCTTGTACTGAAGCAGATAATGGTCGTCTAAATTTACTTGCCATTATGCTCTGGTCCTTGATCTAAGCAGACTTGCAGGTATTCTTCTACCACTTTTATATAGTGAACTAACTCTTTTAATGAGTCTTGCTCGTCTTTTGCGTTCCTCTTCTTTCTTGAGTCCAGATAAATATTTCTTTGGTACACCTGTTTTCTTATCCTTTGGTACTCTGCGTCTTTTTCTATGCTTCGGCAACTTCTTCACCCTCGATTGCAGGTGTTGAGAACTGACCTATTGGTCTAGGTTTTGCTTCTATCTCACTATCAATATCTGCTATCTTTTCATCATCTTCTACTACTGCTCTAGCTATTTGTTTATCTACTTCTTTTGCAAATGTATCTGATGCAACACCAGATGCTTTTGCTACTTGTAAGAATTGTAGATCAGCAGAATAATCTCTTAGATTGAAACTATCTGGGTAATCTATCTCACCATCAAACTCTTTGTCCTGCCATTTAGCAAACAATCTCCAGATATGTTCTTCTGCATTTTCTAAATAATCTGCCTTCTCTGATAGTCTAGCGTTCAGTAATTCAAACTCTGTTTGTAATGCAATACCAGAATTAATTGTTTTTTCTGTGCCTCTTACAGAACCCATATGTGTGACTCTGTTGATTGCATCTACTTTCATGTTGATACAATCCATAATACCTGTCAAAGACTGTGAAGAAGGTTGTATAATGTAGGGTTTCAAATCTGATTGCATATCTTCTGGTATCTCAATGATTGATCCTGCACCTGCACTAGCTTCTACATTAGGTGTTTTGACTAGACTTGGGTGATTAGATAATCTGATAAGCTGTTCTATCTCTGAATAATCATTGTAAATAGATTTTTGTAGTTCTGCCACATCTTGTAAATCACTAATACCTATTGCTCTTTTTTGTGACTTCTGGTTGTAAAGAACAATAGCAGGTATCTCATTAATCATGTTTGGCATCTCGTCTATAAGTATTGGTTGAGATGTGGAATATCCTTTGTTGAACTCTTTGACCATCAAAGTAGTAATATCTTCTTTTGTCCATACTCTAAGTGTGGCTACATCATTTTGTAGGTTTTCTAATAATGTAAGTTCTGTTAGTTCATATCTACCATTTATCATTCTTTGATACTTCCAATTCAAGACATTCTCTGGTGTGTAAACTGATATGTATGGTCTAATATCTAGCTGTATTTCTTCTGCTCTGGTTTCTGTTTGAACAGCAGGTTTATCCATGATTGCCCAACAAGTACCATAGATAGAAGCATTGATTTGCATTTCTCTGATAATATTGTCAAATGATCTACCATCTAAATCTGCATCTTTTAGAAAGTTCTCTAACTGTTCATCTCCAGATAAACTGCCATAGTTTCTTGTTGGTGGCACTCTAAATAGGAATGATGAGTAGATTTGCACTACATTTTTACAATGATTATCAATAGCAGTATTATTCATTCTCTTGATGTATTCTTCATCAGACTCTAGAACATATCTATTGAGTAGATAGCCATTCTGGTAATCTTGACCACCTAGATATGATAATAGATGAAAGTTCCAATCTTGGAATTTAGACTCATAATCATCATGTCTTTCTGTCAAGTAATCTCTTGTATAGTTTGGCATTAGCTGAACCTCTTTGGTGGTGAGGGTTTAAAGTGTGTTCTTATTGGGTATAAAAATTCTATCAAATATCCTAGAGCATCATTCATGTGATCGTAATTGTTTTCCTTATCTGGTAAACTTGTTCCCTCTTTATAAATTTGTCTTTCTATACTCTTTATCACATTCTTACACTTATTTGCAATAAATAATGTGCGAACACCTTTTGTGTTTTTTAGTTTTGTATTTACTGCATTGATCCTGTCACGAACTAATGGGTGTGCATTCCTAACTCTTACATTGTACCCTGCATTTTTTAAAATAGATAAATCTGTTCTGCCACCTGCACTTGTTTTCCTTTGCTTTGATGCAGGATCTGGATATACAAAGATATGTTTTCCAGAGTATCTATTATTGATTTCTTCAACAAGTTCGTCAGTATTACTGCCATAGATAACAATTTCATCATATACATACAAGTAATCTTGTTTAACTTCTGATACTACTGCACTCATAGGATCTAGGTTAAAATCAACCCCAATGTGTATTGTATTAGAACTTGGTATGTATTCTTTCAAAACATTTTCTTCTCTATTGAAGTTGTAATAGATAGCACCACTATAGTTTACAAAGTCACTTAGATATTCCTGCTTGAATGTTCTTTCATCAAGATCTTGTTTTGCTTGTTCTATTTCGTTTGCTGATACTTGACCACCATCTAATGTAGTGTACTTAAATGATTTCCAATTATTATCTGTTTCTTGTTTTGTAAATAGATTATAACTCCAATTACCATAGCCTCTAGGTGTACCCAGAAACAATGCTGATCCTTCCTTAGATTTATCTGATAATGTTGGTCTTAGAACTTCAAACCATGCTCTCTCATCTACATCTGAAAACTCATCTATACAAATAAAATCTAATCCTACACCTCTCAAAGCATTGAAGTTTTCTGATGATCTAAGCTGTATTAGTGATTTATTTCTTAGTGTTATTGTGAGATCAGAATAGTTTACCTTGCTGATCCATTTGTGTTTTGTCATTTTTTCAACCAATGGATCAAGCATTATGTCTTTACACATTCTATAAGTTGGTGCTATGTACCAAACCTTCTTCTTTGGATATCTTGAAAACTTAGCTAATTCATTGAGAGCCAGAAATGTTTTACCAAACCTTCTCCCTGTAATTAGAACTCTAAACCTAGCTTCTGATGTAAATACTTCTTTTTGTGCTTTAGATAATGGCACTATTCTACATTAAATGGTAATGGTGTATCGTCATCTTCAATAATACCATTGTCTGATTGACCTAAT